GTTACGTAGTTCTGACTTGCCATGGGTGGCAATACGAGCGTGGAAGAAATGTGCTTGCACATTGTCTCCATGTTCGTTGAAGACAGACTCGTAATCGAGTATGGCTTCAATTGAGTCCATGGACTTGCCAGACAGCAAGGTGGGGACGTTGTCGATGTTGACAACAGCGCCCCAACCGAAGCCGTCTGGATTTGCTTTACAAGAACGTACTAACTCATCTCTGGTCGGTCGTTCGTTGCCTATGCCTGCACAGATTACGCACATGGTAGTACCTCGTAGACGCTAGCGAAATTCTCACCGAGAATTGCGTGGGCGGCGTGTGGATACTGGCCACGTGACATGAACTCTGCAAAGCGTGGCCATTCGAGTGCACCACGAGCAACGTCGTAAGACGTTAAGTGCTTGGTGTACTCGTGAGCGCCAGCCACTAGTTCAATGCAGGCTAAGAATCGCAACGAGAACGAAGGACGGAAAATCCGGACTTCGATTGTCGTGCGGTTGGCATAGTTGACTGCATCAAAGTGGTTGGCGTTCCCACGGTGGCTAACCTTGTCCTTGATTCTGCCGTTGTTAAGGTCAGAATAGGTGCAGTAGTTGTTAGCGTCACGACGTGCGACAGACTGCCAGTCAAGTTGGTTACGTGAGAACAGCAGACCAAAACGAACCATGTGAGATGGAGTCATACCTGCCTTAGACACATGGACGTGTAGACCGCAGGTCTGCTTAGTCCATGAACGCATACCGAGAGTATCGAGTATGCGTAGTTGGGTAAGCAGTGTAGGTGCGTATTCACGCCATGACTCCAGGTCACGAGGGTGAGTGACGATTTCAAATCCGTCGTTCAAACTACCGTCGTTTTTCAGGTACACGTCGTCTGACTCGTTACGTGAAGTGAATTCGTTGGCAATTTTGTGTCTGTCGCTAACGGTTGACTCACATTCAAGTTCGATGCCGAACTGTGTGGTGCCACTTCCATGTAGTACGAAGTGGGGCTTATAGTCCCACGAGTGAATGGAAGTGCTTTGACAATTACGACCGTCACGTTCGTATTCGTCACAGTTGTCACAGTACGTGAAGTTGTTTTGTACACAATCTTCACACACAGTGTTGCCATCAATCTCGTGATTGCTGTAATAGTTGTTGTCGTGGTGACTTTCGCATTCGTCGCAGAAGAATGCCTGATAGTCAACACAACTATCACACCATTCTTGCTCGCCACCAGTGCTATAAACCATTACGCCATCGTCTTGCGATAATTCCTCGCAACTGTCACACAATAGTGCTTCTACTTTCATACATACCCCATTCTGTTCGAGCGACTGTTATTTACAGACGCTCATCAACTCTTTTGAATTGATAACCTCAATGATAACCAAGAAGCGGAATGGAGTCTCAAGTCCTGCGAAGCAGGTTGCCCGAACACCTATGGTGTGAGCCTGGAGCATTTTTGTTACATTTCTGTTACGGAGATGGAGATGAGCCCGTAAGTTGGAATGTAGCGAAAGTCTGACCGAACAAATGTGTCATTTGAGAGGTCTGCTTAGTGCACAGAATGGGCACGTTCGATACATTACATAGCCAACAGGCCAACGGACTGTTGAGGGCTCAGAATCGACAATGAGCGTACACAGAAACGTAATCAAAACATGTTTCAGGCAACGAGTCGCCTTCCCTTAGAAGTCGTAGACTTCTTGGTTGGGCGATGAGTGAGTGGGCACTTGACCGAAATGGAGCCTTGGTATGATGTAAAAATAATAAGGACAATGAGGAAGCCCGTCTTTAGACTTAGGAGCGTAGCGACCAGAAGTATTGAACAGAGCGGCGTTAGACGCTCCGAGCCGTAGGCGAGAACGGCTGGACGGGGGCACACACGATGCCCTGTTCTGGAGTTGCCGTAGCCGGCGGAGGCAGGCAACGCAAGAACGTAAGGAGAAGCGAGCGTGGCGAGCAGTAGTTAACAGCGAGCAACAAAAAACCGGCAAGCCTAAGCCAGCCGGTCTAGTGTTGTTAGTGGTTGTTAAAGAAGTAAGCGTCAACGCAAGGGGTACAGTAATACCTGCGTTTGTTTAGTGGAATGTGCATTATGTTGCGGAAACCTGTTTCCGTTTTACGGAAAATACCAACTGAGCGATGAATGTACGCTGTCCCATCAGGCTCACGAAGTCGGCAGATTTCAGCCGTTCCTGCGTTGGTGCATAGTTTCTTTGGTTTGACAGCAAAGGACATAAATGTGTCGATGTCAATGTGAATCTTCATAATAACCTCCGTAGTAGTTTGGACTGCGAAGAACGACTGACAAGCCAGCGGCTTGTATAATGTCGGAGTCGTGGTCAAACTACAGGTGGTTTGTGAAGTCATTGACATGCACATGTTGTCTTTGTGTCCCAAAGGAACGCACCGACCAGGACGCTCTGCCGGCCGAGAGCCAGGACAGTGGACACGCTCAGTATTTTCCTAAAACTTGCACATAATCCATTACACTACAAACGCTGGTATGTAGCCCTTGTTGCTTACTTCTAGCAACCCAACAACAGTCGGCTGGTGTGGTGGACGGTGATTGGCGAGCAGTAGTTAAGGCAGTGGGGTTGCGATGAGCAACACACTGTAAGTAGTTGTAGTTTTGAGAGGTATTGGGTTATGCTAATCCTTCTGTCTCCCTTTTACTGTGATTCCACGTGATTCTTACCGAAACTACAGCAACAGCAGGGGGTTTTGTCTTATTCGCTCAGGTGACACACTCTCCACGAGGCGGACTCGAACGGAACGTTTGACCCGGTGTCTGCCGAGGGGGATGCTAGTTAAACAGTAGTTATCCAGGGAAAACAGAACTGTCATTCTCTCCATTCGGGCGTCTGGCATCTACGCTGCGAAGGGTAAAAAGCGGGGCAAAAAGAGGGACAGCGGGATGCTGGACAAAAAGAAAACAACCTATCAGGAAACCCTCGCAGTCCACTTTTAAAAGCACTGTCTTTAGGGGGTACTTGCTGACTTCCTTTAAAAGGACACTTCGTGTTGTTTTATACAACCAACCCCGCATTTACCAACCAAGTAAAAAAGACTTAAGTATCTTACTTGGGACATCCAACCCATCATGAACACGAGGCGAGTCCGATGCGTTTTAAGTACTTGGACAATTCATACACGATGTTGCTGTATATGCGTGTTCGACCGAATACCGCTCTAACCGGCTAACTACCGCTAGTATCTGCAACCTCACGGTTGGGACTAACACTCGGCGGGGACTTTCACCCACGAACGCTCTCATCGGCGCTGTATTAAGAGTACCACCTAAATAGCCTCTGTGGCGTAACTTGTGTGTGAATCTTTTCACAAGCCAGGTGCTTGACAGGTGTATACCATGTGTGTATATTTGAGGTACTTAGTTACTTCCGAAGACACTAAACGGCAATAGAAGTCCGGCACCGTAGGGATATGGGGTCGGGCTTTTTGCTGTGATACACTAGAAGCATGTGTTCTACCTGCGGCTGTGGCCAGCCATTTAACAAGCATGAGTCCAAAGACATACAAGCGGCTAATCGTAAATACGCCAACCCCAAGGTTAAGTTCGAAGCCATCAAGTCCAAGGTCCGTAAAAAGAAGTAATGAAAATCCGGCGGGATAGTACAGACCTCTCTACTTGGCTTTTTAATCCCAAGTACAGACGCAAGGTTACTCGCCGACGCCGTGGTATCAAACTAACTGTTAACGGCCAGCCCTTCGAAGAATGGGTCCAGTCCCAGTCGTAGTGCAGGCTTTGCACCTTGGTGCTCAATTTTAAAAATTTTTTTGACACCTCCGCCAAATATTTGTGCTATAGTATTTATGTGGCTCAACCCCACTGATTTCAACCCTCCTTCCGAGAATCCCCCTAGTACATAACTGGGGGGATTTCTCATGCTATGCTTTTAGTATGAATAAATACATTGCACCCCACATCACCGCCATCCTTACTGGAGCAGGCGCCGTGTTGTCCGTAGTACATCCAGGCTTTAAGATTCCTGTCGGAGTAGAGGGTCTTATTGCATCACTATGTTTGTTGGCTTCAACTCTTACAGAGGCTTTGCACTTTGTAAAGAAATCAACATTACAAAGCAACATTGCTTTAGCAACTCACCTAGCAACGCAGGTAGCAACTAACGTTAAAACCGATACTGCACCTGTAACACCAGCAACACCTGCTTAATGCACGGAGATGCTTTAGAGGTTTCTTTAAAAGAATGGTTGGAAGCCAACCTTCCTAAGTTCCTCAACGGCATCAACGCTGAATTGTTAGACGAACAAGAATGGGTTATGCCCATCATCGAGGATTACATCCTTGTGGTAGCCGTAAAGGACCTCAAGGATGACCTCGGTGGATTCTTTACTCTTGGAGACACAAACGCCAATGGTTATCGTATTAGAGGACTATTGCACGACGCATTGTATCGCTAGATGGCTGTAACACCAGTACAACGTAAAAAATATTTTGAAGCACGAGCAGCGGGATTTTCCATTGCTGAAAGCGCTCGTAAATCTAAATTTTCAGAAGCCACTGCTTATAGAGTTGAAAAGGCTGCACAAAATTTACGAGTTAGTGAAGGCATTGATTCTTCAGCGACTAATTACCGTGAATTAAAAAAAGAAGCAAAACTTAGCGGCCCTAAAGATTACGACAATTTATGTGAAGAAGCAAAAACTGCATTAGAAGATTTTGGTTATTTTCGTATGCGTTATTTTGGTCGCATCTCTACCCCATGGCAAGAAGAAGCAGGTAAAGCACTTGTTGCGTTACTAGAATCGCCTGACAAAGAATACGTGGTTATGAACATGCCACCTGGTTCGGGTAAGACAACGCTGTTGCATGACATTACGTGTTGGGCTATTTGCCGTAACCGTGGTATTCGTCTTTTGACTGGTAGTGCGACTATGAGCCTTGCACAAAACAACTTACGTCGAGTTAAGCGTTCACTAGAACGTGTTATACCTGAAACTGCCGATGACATGTTAAAATCACGTGGACAAGCACTTGATGCCGAATCAACACTTGCTTTAGACTTTGGTAGATTTAAACCTTTGGAAAAAGAACAATGGACCAATCAAGCGTTTATTGTTATGCAACCAGAAGACCAGGGTTCTATTTCAGAAAAGGAGCCAACACTTAGTGCCTACGGTATGGATAGTGGTTTCATCGGAGGACGCTTCGATGGCTGTTTCTGGGACGACCTTGTGGACCCTCGCAAGGTGCGCTCTGCAGAACAACGAGAAGCAATGGAAGACTGGTACCAAGACGTTGCAGAAACTCGACTTGAACCTGCAGGTATGCTTGCTCTTATTGGTCAGCGTTTGGCTCCTGATGACCTTTATCGA